TACAAAACAACTGCGTGTCTCTTCATCGCTAGGTATGTTTTGTAGGTTAGGGTATGCTTCACCGGTTTCTTTGTTTCTACCACCACTAGATAGACGACCTGTGTTCATCAACTGTTTGTACTGTGTATGGATTCTACCGCTTACAGGGTTGATTAGTCTAATCCAATTCTCTCCGTAAGTACCTAGATCCTTTTGAGCTTGCTTGTAGTTGAGGTAATTCCCAATGATTGGGAATTCTTTAGCAAATTTACCCAAGTGACTAGCCTCTATCGTGTCTTTCTCTACGCCCTTCTCTACGACTTTAGTATCTACACCTAGAGCCTTAAAGAACTCGACTACTTGCTGTGAGGAGTTCCAGTTAACACTTGCCTTGACTTGAGTGTTGAACATATCTAATTGACGTTCGATAAATTTAACCATGTTATTCTCAAGCACAAACTCGTTAAGTTCTGCCTCAGCCTTTTCTAGGTCAAGTTTAGTCTTGTTCATTTTGATTCGCCACTTATTCTCATCTAGTTTGATGCCACAGTACTCGATGTAAGCCAGAACCTTTACGAATCTATTGTCAAGCTCAATTGACTTTAACGAACCTTGCTTCTCAAGTATCTCTAGTTGAATCTCTTTGAGTTTATGCAGGTAAGCAACGTCAAGTGCAGAGTAAAGAATAAAGGACGGAGTAAACTTACCATTGATATTCTTACGCTCGGTCTTGTCTAGTACGATTCCCAAGTGACGATAGACGCACGCATCTAAACTACATCTGTGGCTATCTATACCTAACCTAGTAGTCTTCTCGCCTAGGAAAGTATCGTAGACCTTGTAAGGAATAATCCTCTCATGGTACAAGAACTTCAAGTCGAACTTCAAGTTGTGGCCGATAAGCTCTTTGGTCTCTAACAACTCTTTGAAGAATTGGATGTCTACACTCTTTACGTCTATCACAAACTGGTGTACATCATTACCTAGTTGTATTGTGACTAAATCGGTTGTGTAGGGATCAAATCCTAGAGTCTCCGAGTCAAAGCCTAGTGTGTCTTTAGTTTGAAGTAAAGATAAAGCCTGTTCTTTGCTACAAAAGACAATGTTATCCTCAGGCTTCAGCTTGAGGTTTCTGATAACTGCTGGGTCCTCTGTTACAAATCCTATCATCGCTTAATTAATTTACTGACAACACATAAATAGTGATAGTAACAGTCCCCAATTAAATCTCGTTTCTCTTTAGTAGATAATGATTGGGTTTCTAATTTCTCAAGTGCTACTTTGTAGATGTCATAAATCTCTCTACGGTCCGTGTTGTTCATCTTTAGACTAGTAGCTGCGAGTTCTAGAAGTGTCTCAGTCATCTCTTCTCCCCAAATATTATTGATGGACTTACCTAAGTTCCAAACGTGGTGAGGTGTATACATGTTACAAGTAGGGCAACCAGGAAGCATATTGCGTACGTCAAATCGAGTGATACTTTTTGTTCTACTCACAAAGTGACAACATTGTAAACTTTTCCTAGGCATTCTTACCTCACATGCATAGCATTTTTCCTCAAAGGCGGCTCTAATCAACCAAGAAGTCATTTGGTCTAACTTAGCTTGCGTGATGGTACTTGCCTTCTTCTCACGCACCTTAGCACGTTTTTCCTTTAACTTCTCTTTTTGTGATTTTTTCACACAAACGGCACATAACTTCTTCGTTTTGTTAGCAAACGGACGTTTTTTGCCACATTCTGTACAAATTGTCTCTACTAAGGGTTTTTCAATTACTCCTTTAATAGGCACCTTTTTAACTGTTTTTCTCAGCATAAACAAATATAATAAATAAAATTAAAGGGCAAAAGAATTCTCTTGCCCTTAACATAGAAAGTTATAACCTGCAAAATTAAGCAGGTTCAAGTCCTACCAAATGGTAAGTCTTGTCGATGGTTGGATCTACAAATTCCCTGTAGATTGTGTCAAAACCTTTCTGATTGGTTCTGAAAGCAATACCACTCATCAAAGCATTACGCTTAGCCTCAATGTCCTTGTAGGTAAGCATATGGTTTGTGTAGCGAGTCACAGCGTTAAATAAACCGTAAGCAGTTTCTCCGTGAGTATTGAACTCGTTGGTCATTGCTACACGGAAGTTATTCAAACGGTTCTTGGTACGAGTGAACTCTTCGTCACCACCAATAATGCTAAGCAAGAACTCATCAGTAATCTTACTAGGTACTGTTGTCTTGCTCATCTGCACCATCATTTCGATCAATGCTTCTTCCTGGAACACAGAGTTACGGAGTTGAGCACTAATCAAAGAGATTTTTGCTTTTGAGTTAGCGGTGTGACGAACACGTTGCATGTCCTTCAAGGCAGAGAAGAATGTGTTAGCACAAACTACTACTACGTTGGTGGTACCAAAACCGATAGGTGCTGAACCATCATGTGAAGTCAAGGCAGTCAAGAATCGCTTAGAGTCTGAACCACCGATGCGAACATCAGGCAATTCTAACTGAAAGTAAACTTTCTGACCGCTACCGAGCATACCTGCTCTGGTAATTTTTAGGTTCTGTTGACCGGCAGCTTCATACAAAGTTTCTGCAATCTCATAGTTTTGCGTAGGAGTGTACTTACTACCTACAATACCTAGACATGCTTGGGTGTCATCTCTAAAGATACCGAAGCCTTGTGTTTCTTGTCCTTGTGGGCCATAAAGAGTGTGTTTACTTACAGTCCAGTTGGCATTAGCTTGTTCTAAAATTTGTTCTACTGACATAATTAGTTTGTTGTGTTTGTTGGATTGGTTTTTTCGGTTGATTCTGCGATTTTACTTACTTCTGTGTGTCTGGCATTTTCCTTAAGGAAAGCATTCAGATTCTCAAGTTCCCTTATCTGACCGGCAACAGTACAGTAGTCGTACTCGGTTGATTGTGTAAGGGTCTTGATTGATTCCATTCGATCATTAATGTGTTTAATTAAACTAGCCCTGAAATGGTAGTAGGTTAGTAATTCTTCTTTAATAAGATTGTCGTTGTTGTCTAAAAATTCAGCCATTTGATTGTGTCTCCGTTGTTGTGAAGTAAAATAGTGTCGATTTTTTCAAAGTGGTCGCACTCCCACTGACCTCCCTTGTATACAGCTGATACAGGGTGAGGTGCTTTAAGTACGTGATGGAATTTAGGATTGACTAAATCTGCAAACTGCTGTGCATCTTTACCCCAAAAGCAAAAGATTACGCCTGAGCTATTCTCGGAGATAGTCTTGATTACTTTCTCTGTGAATGGTCTCCACAAACTAAGGTGAGAACCTGCTTGGTTCTTTTCTACTGTAAGTGCAGCATTTAGTAAGAATACTCCCTGCTCTGCCCATTTATGTAGGTTTAGGTCAGTTTCAGGAAAATTCAAATCATCTGCGTAGACTGTCTCTGTTAGGTTTTTGTAGATCATCCGTAGAGATGGAGGCATGAACTCTATGTATCTGGGAGCAAATGCTAATCCACAGGCTACAGGTTCTCCTTTATGCTCTGTTGGGTAGGGATCCATCCCAAGAATAACAACCCTGATATTTCCAAAGGGAGTTAATTGGAAAGCCTTGAACACCTCATCAGACTTAGGATAAATTGTTCTTTTGCTTCTAGCCAACTTAAGAGTCGTAGCTATGTTGGTGAACTCCTGGGATTCTACTGTATCTTTTAGTTTACTGTACCAATCATCTGGTATATTAATTCTTTTTTGCGTGCTCATACTCTAGTAAGGTTTGTTTAATTTCCTCTAATTCTTGCTTGTCTCTTTTTTCTTTGACCCATCTAGTGGCAAATCTATCCCACTTGGCTTGGTCAAATTCTCTGCGTAGGTCTGATAGGTTTGTAGGTGTTATCTCAAAGTAGTGAGGTAACTGCTCTTTAACCTCATCCAACAATCTCTTGAACTTAATAGCATAACTACTATTAGATTGAAGTAAGTCATCATGAGTATTGATTGCATGAATCACAGTACTATGGTCTCTGCCTCCAAACATTAATCCTACACGCTTTAACTTGTAACCAAGATAAACTGCAAACAGTGTCATAGCTTTCTTCCTGACATCTACTACCTCACGCTTTCGACTATCACCTTCTAACTGTTCGTAAGAAGTATCTGTTTGTAGGTAGATGATATTAAAGATTATCTTCTCATCCTCAGTTAACAGTAATCTACCACTGGATTTTACAGGGTTATTCCTTTTAGGCCGAATGTTACTTATAGGCCTTCTACGAATCTTTTTATCAAAACCTTCTTGGGTAATGATACTTCGGTAGATACGTACAGCATCTCCTGGATATCCACCCATCTTTTCTACTGCGTAGTTGATAGAGGTCCTTATATAATCATCAATGTTTTGCATAATTCTAAAAATTTTTCTTTTCCGTGGTCTCGATAAATATCACTAGGATCTTTGCCTAGGCTAGCATCATGGCTAAGAAATGGGATGTTGAACTTCTCACTCATTTTCTTGGCTCCATTGATACCTGCTTCGTCTGCGTCAAACCATAGGTACAGGTTCTCAAATCTATGCTTCAGTAACTCATAAGCATTATCTGAAACTGGTGTGTTCTCACTTCTTACAGCCACCGCATTGATGCCTACTGAGTGTAGAGTCATTACATCTTTTGTGCCTTTGGTAATTACTAGGTTAGTTCCTCTGGATGGCAACTGGGTGTAGCCCTCTAAAATACCCCCAAAGAAATTAGTCCTAAACTTTACTCGCTTGTCTGCAAAGGGCCGATATAACTTAAACTTATCTTTCTCTTTGTAACGATAACAGGGATCAAAATTATTATTGATGTACCACAAGTCATCATTAATCCAAGCACGATCTACTCTTCTGATGTCATAGTATTCTAAAATACTACGACTGATTCCGAACTGTGCCCAGTACGTTAAGTCTGCCTTAGTAAATGCACATAACTTTACTTTTATGACTGCTGGTTTTACTTCAGGAGCAACGAACTGTTTGGCTTCTAGAACTAATCGATTCTTATCAGATAGGTTTAAGTCTTTGATGTTAAAGTCAGACTCTATCTTATACAGAACATCTGGAAAAGAATACCCTGTTACAAGTACTGCTATATCCAAACAACTGTAATAGGTCTGAGCAGTACCATAGTCTACGAAATACAAACGACCACTAGAACTCCAGCGAAAGAAACAGCCAGGAGTTTTGTCATCTCTGAAAGGATTTGTATAACGCTTCTTAAGATTAACGTCCGTCTTCATGTAGTAGGACATTATCTGCTCTTCGCCCAGTAGCCTGTATAAAGCATCTACGCTAAGAGGTATCTCAATTTGTTCTAAGTCCATAAATAAAAAGGGAGGCTGTTACACCTCCCTATATTAATTAAAACTCTAGGAAAGTGTCATCTTCACTTGCGAATGGATTAGGCGTCTCTGTAGCTCCTCCTCCGAACATATCAGTAACACCACTGTTTTCTACTTCAGTTTCAGCAGGTGCTGCATCAGGTGAAAACTCTTTCAAGTCGTAAGAATTAGCATAGTAATGCTTGTAGCCATACTCACCTTCTACTACTTTCTTCACATAGTCAGTTACACGACCTTCTACGTTCAAGAAAATATTAGTGAACACATCTTGATACTTGCTGTCTTTGATACCAAACAATACTTTGATACCTCCGTTAAGTTTGTTGAAGTGCTTGAAGAAAGCTTCCAACTCGCTACCATTACCTTTTGCTAATGCATTCCAGTCATCCAATACAAATGGCTTGGTTTTAGGACTAGCGTTAGCATAGGCTTTCATCAAAGAATAAACATTCTCCTCGCCCTCTTTAGCTTCACGGATACTAGATTTGTCAAGACGACGTGACTCGTCCCAGTTTCTCATAGTCTCACTCAAACCTGCAAGGTTCTCAGCCCACGCAGTCTTGGTGAAGTTATCAATGAATTGCTTTTTGTCTGACTTGGAGATACGAGTGTTATTCGATACCCACAAAGAGAATTTACCACGCATCTCTACTTTGCTAGAAGGGTGGTTTACATACCAGAAGTCAAGACGAACATTCTTTTCGCCTTCATATACTGGGGTTTTAACTTCATCTAGACCTAAAATGTCTTTCAGTTTATCCTCATTAGGGTTAACTGCGATGATTTGAATGGGTGCAAAACCGGTATAATACTTACGGTTTGATACTTCTCTGGTTTCTAATTCGTTTAAGTTCATGATTCTTTAATTAAATGGTTTCTGATTTGGTTTCGGGTTCTTCAATTTTAGCTTCTACTTTTCTAGGAGCTGGGTTAACTGGTGCTGCTTCATCTGCATAATATGCATCGACTGCATTGCACACATACTGCAAGTCGTTAGGAATAAGAGTGTCTGCAAACATATCCATAGGACTCTTTGCAGGGTAATTACGGTAGCGATTGGTAACAAAGTTGTAAGTTGCCATACCATTCTTGTCCTCGTCTACGTGAGTGTACAAAGCAATGGTGAACAAGCCTTCTAACACAATTTGGTTATCCAATGCTTTGCCGATGGTTTTGATCTTCTGACCTACTATACGGCCATCATCTTCAATTGTCTCTGAGTGAGTGACATAGAAAATCTTCAGGTTGTTTCTGAGTTTACGGGCTGTGGTAAGCATGTTGGTAACATCTTTAGCCAAGTTTGTAAACTTAGAAAAGCCAACCTCGTTAGCTTTCTTCATCATCAAGAAAGACATTGAGTAGATAGCATCGTCTAGTACAATGTTTTTGATGTGTGGGGCTTTCTCGTTGATTGTTCCGAGTAAAGCAGTAATTTGTGGAATATCATCAACCTCCATGTAGTTTTTGCTTTCAGTGTTGTAGAGTTTCTCTGCACCTCTGAATGGCAATTCTTTACGGGCTACGTTAATGATAAACGTTTCTTTAGGACTTAGGCTGCGGATACTGGTAGATTTACCGGTACCACTAGGGCCTACGATAGCGATTAATTTGCTTGACATGATTTTAATTTTTCGATTGTTCGGTTTCTATTAAATGATCCCATCCAAAATAACTAGCAAACTCGGTGGCCATTTTCTTCTTGTCTACATGACGAATGATGCCTACACTTACAATTGCGTCTATTGCGTTTGGGTTCGTTTCTAGGTAATTAAATAACCAATCTCTGAAACTTACTTCTTCTTTGATTGGCCAACGGTACTTCTGGTACCAGTTCTTCTCTGTAAGATCAACCTCTGAAAGGTCAGTTCCTACTCTCTTGCACATCTCTGTGTAAATTTCTTTCAAATGCTCGGTCATAACTTAATAAAGTGTTCGTAGTAATTCTTTACTGGATTAGACATCTCCTCGGCTCTAGGGAGTTCTTGGAACTCACCATTAGCTCCGTTGAAGTATAATCCCACTGCAGAATTTTCTAAGCCAAAGTGTCGGTCCTTCAAAAATATCAAAGAACGGTACTTAGGGCCTAGCAGTGATACGTCATACCCACTATGCACAGGTATGTTATGTCTAGAAGGATTAAACAAGCCTAACACTATCTCGTAGTCTTGTTGTACACCTTTGTTAAGATGGAGTTCTTCTAGTGATGGTTCCAACATCTCCTCAATCAGTGCGCCTCTGTTAGTGTATTGGGCTTTTTCTGATGACGGAGTCTGTTGATGAACAATAATGTTTGCCATCTTGAATTTCTTGGAAAACAATTCCAGCGTAATGTCTTTGACCATATAGTCAAGTGTCTGATAAGTACTGAGTCGAGTTCTAGTCTCGGACATCATCTCATTAGACAGTAGACTGATGTGGTCTAAAATAAAAAATACCCAGGTGTCATCTGATTTGTAATGATAAGCAACAGGTACTTGTTTTCCATCGTACTCTTTATACTCATAATCACCTATCTCTGGGTTGTCAAAGAAAGCTTTAATGTGCTTTTTGATTCCCGTAGGGTTACGGATGTAATCAATAACCTCTACGTTGTTCTGCAAAGCCTTAATGAACTTCTCTGCTCCCTTAATCTTTTCAAGTAGTTCTTGATTTACTGTGTAAGAACCAATGGACTTCAGTT